GACCTATCAAACGTTTAAAGTTTTTAGGCTCTAATGTGTTGTATCTTATAAAGCCTGTTTGTAGATATCCACTTGTGGCTTTTTCACTAGCGCTTTCAATGTAAGTATAACCAGGTACATTTGCTAAAGCAGTTGCCGAGGTTACTGCAGTTGAGGCTACGTTTGTGGCTGCTTTGGTATAACTAAATGTAGTTGTAGTAGCAGCGGTTATTGTAAATAAATTCGTAGAGTTAAATGTTGAGTCAACACCTTGAACCCATACTTCATCTCCAACGCTTAATCCGTGGGCTGTAGCAGTTGTCAAGGTAGCAACATTGCTTGTAAGTGCTTTATTAGTAATAGTCCCGCCAACAGTGTTGGATTCTGATGAGAAGACAAGTCTATCAGTATCACCAGCAAAAGCACAGGCTGTGGTTTCGTGACCAAGTGAAGTGCCATAATAAATGTCATTTGCGTAAGCAAAAACTAAAGGCTCTAGTTGCTGACTTAAGTCAATACGAATTAACCCTGGGTATCCATCGACCCCAGCCGTTGCCCATACATAATGGTCACGTGAACAGAAGTCATACACTGGCTGGTCAGTTTCAACAATCAAAGGACCATAGTTTATAGACCCATCTACATCAGATACTACAGATACTCGAATACCTTTATTGGTTCCGATAATCATATAGCCTAAGTAGTAATGAATCTTATGGATAATCTCGCCCACTGGCATCTCTGCTGCTACTACCGCTTGGGTCAGGGTAGGCATAACACCTGCGGTACTGAGGGTAAATTTTAATATAGTGGATTGAATGCCATTATAACCAGCAACATATATTGCAGGACCTGATGCTGCTATGCTGGTATAAACGTGAGCGCTAGAAGGATGTGTATAGACTGCAGTAGGTAGCGCTGATGCTGCTGAGGAGAACTCATATACCTTGTCATTAGCACACATAACAATACGCTCTTTGACAAACTCCATTACCGCATTAGTTACAGTAATACCATTGGCTGTAAACATAACTGTTGCAGAAGTAGAAGCATCACCAGTAAGGGCTTTCTTATTTACCTCTAGTTTGCCTGATGGGCCAGTATCATTGGTGACCCAATAGGCAGTAGTTCCATCATCACAGATAGCAAATACTTTGTCATCGGTGCCAGAAACATAATCAACAAAGTGAGTGACAGTTCCATCTTGAGCAATCTTATCTACATCATATTCATCTCTTAGAAGAACACCTTGAGTGCTGCCATATTTAATAGAGCGTAAAGATTGATTTGCTCTTAGGTTACTAGATACTGCTCCTGTTACATAGTGCTCTTCAGCAACAGCATTAAGTAGGGTTACTTCGCCTTTAGTCCAAACGTCTACATTACGACTGTCGGCAAAGCGGTATGTGCTTTCATTGATTACTAAAGCAGGGTCAAAGAAAGTAATTCCTGTTCCACTATGAAAGGAAGTCTGGCTTCTAATCCACCAACCAGTGAGCGTCTGCTCACCAGGCTCGGTTTGATTATCGAATTGTTCTTTCCTATAAGGAGCAGTCTGGCGAATATATGGGTTAGCATCATTGATGGCATAGATGAATGGCATACCACCGATAGCAACATCATAGGCTATATCAGTATTCTGCCAGATAGCATCAGTAGCAACTACACCAACATCAACAGCGATAGCATAACCAACGTCCGCGACATTAGAACCGCGACCTTCTGTAATATCACGACCAGCCACTTATTCTCCTTGTTGCTCTTGTTCCATAAGTTTTGTCTTTAAATGTTCGTTGGCCCAATACAATGCATAGTAGTCATAGTCAACGCTAAAGCGTTTCATATGCTTTACCAGTGCCCCAGTATGGGCGTGTAGTGGTATACCTGCTGCCTTCATACGGCGGAAGAAGATAATATCTTCGCCAACAAAATGCTCATCTTTGCCATCACCAGTCTCCATAAACATACCCTTACCAGGGTGTGCTTCACGCAGTTTAGGAATAATAGACTTATGCATTAAGACAAAGCCAAACCCTGCACAGTCAACCTTGATAACTTGGTTGTCAGGTAACGGGTGGTGATAGCGAACTTGAAACTCATCTACATCATCAAACAAGACAGGAAACGGGCGCATAAGACTGCCCTCGTTCTCTTTAGATATGAAGTAAACACCGCTAACTACGGGACGATTAATCTTATCGGCTGTCTGCCAGAGTTTCTGGATAGCCTCAAGGCTTAGAACTATGTCTGAATCTACCCATAGTATCCAGTCTGTCTTTAGTTTATCTGCCCAGTAGTCAAAGAGTATCTGGCGTTGTCTGCCTATCTGATTACCCTGCACACGTATGCTGGTAGTAAAGCGCATACCGTTGTTAGGACCAGCAATTACTGCTGTCATTAACCCTTCAGTAAACTTGCCATCGGTGGTGCCATTGTCGCACCAACCGATAGCCACTGTCTCTTGCTTTTGTATCATTGTCCCCTACTTTCTTACTCTGTTGGTAGTACTATTTCATTCCAAGATAGTGTTTCTTCGTTCCAACTCCAGAATCCTTCTTCAGGCATAGGAGTAGGAGGTTGCCAGTCGTGGTTAGCATCAAGGCTCCACGATGGATATGGTTGCAGTGCAACAAATACATCTGCTACTGGGTCATAACTATAACCTATGCCAGCATATTGTTTGCGGATATTGTTATTGTATGAAGTGCGTTTGCAGACTTGCCCTCTAAAATTACCATACCAAGTTTCTGTATCTAAACCTTCGATAAGTTCAGTTTCATCTATTCCAGTAATAACCTCAGTTACTAAATTGTTCTCATCTAAAAATGCGTAATGTGCCATTATGCCCAACTCACATTCCCTGTGCCAGCAGTTATTGTTGCTACTTTATAAGAACCATCTGTTGCAGTTGTTCCTGTTAGACCTGCTCCAATAGTAATTGTTCCAAAAGAAGTTAAGTAACGTAAAATAACTACGCCCGAACCACCTGCGCCACCATTACCTTGATTACCTGAGCCCCCGCCACCACCACCACCAGTGTTAACTGTTCCAGCAACACCATTTGTTGGGTCACCTGAACCACCGTTTCCACCACCACCTGCGCCACCGTTACCAGCAGGATTATTGTAACCACCAGCAGTGTATCCACCGCCACCACCACCGCCAGCATAAGTTACAGATGAACCTGTAATAGAGACCGCAACTCCTGCGCCGCCGTTACCAGAATTGAGAGTAGTATTTTTGTTTACACTCGCTCCAGCCGCACCTGCACCGCCACCGCCGCCTGTTGGAAAACCAGTAGTGCCATCACCAGTAGAATCTCCACCTGCAAAACCTTGATTCGCGGTTCCAGCGCCACCTGTTTTAGTGTTATTTTCAGACGAAGCAGCGCCTCCGCCAGAACCACCAGATGAGCCATTTTGGGTTAATCTTCCGCTTTTACCACCACCTGTAGAAGTAATGGTTGAAAATACAGAGTTAGAGCCATTTGTGTTACTGTCAACACTTGTGCCAGCAGTACCGCCTCCACCAACGGTAACTGTATAATTAGTGTTTAAACTAACCGTAAGGGCTGTTTCAAGTGTGCCACCACCACCAGTTGCTGTAACTGACGAGCGCAATCCACCCGCTCCTGCACCAGCAGAGTAATCTTTGTTTGCTCCACCACCTCCTGCAACGACAAGAAAATCAAGGTTTGGGGGAACAAAAACATCTCCTGCACGCATACTCCCATAATTAGTTCTGCCTTTTATACTACTGGCAGATAATTTATATACAGGTGTCACTAGGAAATCTCCACTCCAGAGATATGAAAACTTACACCAGTAGTAGATGCAAGTCCAGCAATTGTAGTAGCAGGGCTAGTTGGTGGAATAACCTGCTTCATATCAATTACTGTGGTGTCATAGGCACCAACAGATACTGATGATGCAGCAGTTACTCCAGCAATGGTTAATGTAAAGTTAGCCGTGCTGGCAGTAGTATTAGTCACCAACATATTGGTGATTACTGTAGTAGTTGTAGTATTCGGTTGTGTGTATAGGGTTGCGCTTGTTGTTGTTGCTGCTGTTCTAGCCAGCGTTTTAGATGTTACAGCCATTAGTTACTGTACCTTTCTGTTTGTTTGTTTGTGAACTATCTTGAGGGATTGTGCTAAAGACCGAGAGCCTTTAAGTCCTCGGCGGTTAGACCTAGGGCTGCTAACTTGGCTTCGGCTGCTAAGCGTTTTGCTTCTGTTTGTTTTTGAACTAATTTTCTTGCTTCTGCTGCTGTTGCATCTTTTTCAATTTGTTCCAACTCTAAATCATTTGCATCCCGCACAAATTCTTCACCAGTTTCAACATTAACAATTTTTACTTGTGGGCTTGTCATTATTTAACTCCGTATAGTAGGGCGGTTCCGCTTGTAAAATTACCAGATTCAGGAAGTAACCTAAGGCTGCTAATTGCTCCAGTTTGATTATAAACTCCCCATTGTCTCCAAATTTGAAAGTTTGCAGTAGTAGTTGCATCGGTAACAATTGATAGCGAATCATTTAGTTGCCAAGTTGTTGTGTTGGCATAATCTGGAATGAAGACCCAAATTAAACTTTCACTTACCGAATTGTCATTACCTGCGCTTATATTAACTGAAGTGTCATTGAAAGCCCCACCAAGAGCAAGGTCAGTTCCAGTTCTATGTCTATTTGCATTTGCATCATCATTGTATCGCATCCGTAATGAATAATTATCACTTGCAGGTAAATAATCTCTGATAATTAATTTTAAGTCATTATAGGTGCTAGGTATATTGTCAAGTAAAACTGAAGAACCTGTTAGCGTTGTTGTGCTAATTAAAGTTTCACCGCCACTAGCAGGCGCAGCCCACTTCAACCCTGTCGTTTCTCCAGAGTCAACCGAAAGAAGGTAGCCTGCAGTAGATGCTACTGCTAGTCTACCTGCAGCATCGGCACCAGTGCCAACAATCAAATCACCTTTGGCGTCTACCACCTTAGGTTTAGTATTTTGGGCATTGTCGCCCAAGTCTCTTGCTTTAGTCATTAGTATGCTCCCATTATAGACATTATTTCAACAGAAGTTAAATCTGGTTCTGGTACTGCAGCCCAGACTAATCCTGTTGCGGTGCTTGAGTCAGCCTTGAGATAATATCCGTTAGTGCCAACTGTTAATTTGCCAGGGGTATCTGCTGAAGTTGCCACCAGTAAATCACCTTTAGCATCAAAGAGTGAGTTAGGAATTGCAGTAGCAACATCAAATGCTGTAAAGGTAATAATCTCCAGCACATCGTTGGCTGCTAAAGCAGGGCTTAAAGAGTCAATGCTTGTGCCGTTAGTTGCTGTGTAGTCTTGAGCACGAACTAGCAATACACCATTTAGGTATACCTGCTCCTTGCCTACTAGGTAGGAAAGAGTATTGCCGTTGTCATCTACACCTGACTCAGAGGTTTCTCCACCTGCTGCGGTAAACCTAAAGCGGAAGATTGATGCAGTAGATGAGATACCACCCCAAGCGCTACCACTCCAAACATACATCTGGTTATCAACTGTGTTCCAGTAAAGGGCTCCAGTAAGAAGTGCTTGACCATCATTATCTAAAGTAGGTGGAGTTGACTTAGCACCAAGGTATCTATCATCAAAGGAATCATAAGAAGCAGCAGCGCTGGTTGCTGATGTGGCTGCTGCGGTAGCACTTGCTGCTGCGCTGGTTGCAGATGTTGCTGCAGCCGTAGCAGATGCTGCAGCAGATGTGGCTGATGTAGCAGCAGCAGATGCTGAGTTAGATGCTGTTGTAGCAAATCCTGAAATAGTAGCCACAGAAGCAGCAGCAGTAATAGCATCAGCGCTAGCAGAGTTAGCAGAAGTCAGAGCGCTAGATGCGCTAGTTGCTGCAGATGAAGCACTTGTCGCTGCAGCAGTAGCACTAGCAGCAGCAGAGGTAGCAGATGTAGCAGCAGCAGTTGCGCTTGCAGAAGCAGCAGCAACACTGGCTGCCATAGTAGAAGCAGAAGTTGCAGCGCTATTAGCCGAAGTTAAAGCCGAAGAAGCCGATGTACTGGCTGAGTTAGCCGAGGTTAAGGCAGAAGATGCAGAGGTGCTAGCCGAAGCAGCAGAAGTTGCTGCAGCAGCAGCGGAGGCTGCAACTGCTGACTCACTGGCTGCAGCACTAGTTGCACTAGTAGCCGCTGCTGTGGCAGAAGCCGCTGCAGAAGTAGCCGAAGTGGCTGCGCTAGTAGCACTTGTGGCTGCTGCTGAGGCACTCGTTGCCGAGGCTGTAGCGCTATTAGAGGCACTTGTAGCGCTGGTAGCAGCAGAAGCAGCACTTGTAGCAGCCGATGCTGCTGAAGTGGCTGCAGCAGTTGCAGAGCCTAGAATGGCATCTACATAATCCTTCGGCGTAGCAGAGGAAGCAGACATACCTGCGCTAGATAGACCAGTGATGACAGGGCTACCAGAGATGGTAGGGCTAGTCAGGGTCTTATTAGTCAGGGTCTGGGTAGCATCAACAATGACTACCGTACCTGTGGTATTAGGTAGGGTGATTGTATTATCCTGAGTAGGGTCAACTACAGTCAGGATAGTTTCATAGTCATCAGCCGTAGCACCCTCAAAAGATATGCTTGCAGCAGCAAGCGGGGTACCAGTAAAGGTAGGGTTAGAAATTGTTGGGCTAGTAAGAGTCTTGTTAGTAAGAGTTTGTGTCTTGGCTGTACCTACTACATCACCTTCACCTGCTGCAATGCCGTGCATTGACTGGGCATTACCTGCGCCATCATTATAAGAGGCAGAAGCCTGTGTATGTAGGTTGGCATCACGGTAATCTCTACCGATAGCCATATGTCTTACTACTGCGCCTGCTGAGTGTGACTGTGCAGATGAACCATCAATGGCTCGAGTGATTGTAAATGTATTGGTAGATACCGCCGTAGCATCTACAATTTCTTCAAGAGCAGTATCAACATCTATAACTAAAGTAAAGGTTCTACCTGCAGGAATGCTCTGACCACCCATTAAGGCTGAGCCGTTAACTACTGTCATAGTAGCAGCACCTGCGGTTATAGCACTAGTCAGTGTTGACTGTTGGCTACGAGACGAGTATTGACGTGTTGGCATTTATGTTCCTATCGGTTAAAACGAATGCGGGGAGGGTACTGACCTTGGAAAGAAGAAATTTCTTCTCTTAGTCTCTGCTGATAGAGAGCAAAGAGTTGACGAGTAGCATTATTAGATGAACCGAACGGACGCTTGGCGTCAATCTCATCAGCCTGTGGGCTAATCTGAGACGCACGTGCTGGGTCAAGATAAGCAAGTAGTCTATACGCTGCACCTAAAATTATTACGTCTCTTGCTGATTCGGGATATCCTGTCTGAGTTGTAAAAGTCTGGCTGTTAGATGTGAATGCTGTAGGTTGGGTAACGTACATAATTTTTACTGTACGACCAGAGGTAATATAATCATAGATGCTAATTGTTTGACTGCCCTCACCCCAGTAAGTTGCCTCTGCTAAGGGGTCAAAGTCATAACGATTGACTCTAATCCATTCCAAAGATGGCCCAATGTCTTGCCACATAACAGTAAGGATAGATTCAATATTAAGATTACTTAAGTCATAAGTATTCTGGGCTGCGTTAAAGGTAAAAGTAGTTTGCTTTACAACCATCAATTGAGTTCCGACTGCTCGGATAGTATCGTTGATAGCCTTCTTGATTACATACCTAGGAAATATAGGAGAGATTGTTACCTTGGTATCTACAGCAGCAGTTGAGGCAGTAGTGCCTAGATAGCCACGCCCATAGGGCGCAACAGTTGCTGTATTAGCAATACGGTCAAATGAGTCAACCCACATCAACTCTTCGCCTACCTCTAGGACACCTTTACCTACTGAATCGGTGGAGCCGAGGCTTAAGATTGTTGGCGAAGAACTAGGGGAAGTTAATGTTGTGACTGCAGCAGTAAGGTATGTGCTTCTGTCTTGTTGATAGGTATAGCCTGAAAGATTGATAAGAACTTCATCAATCATTTCTGCAAGTGTTGTCATACGTCAATACTCCTTAAGGCTTCCATAGGTGAAAGGTTAGTAGTTCCAGCAAGTTCATTACATATACCGCCCAAAGCCTTAAAGTCATTAGGTTGACGATTAGCATCAGCCTCTAGGTTAAGTGCTCCAATGAGTGTCTTACCTGTTGTCCCTGCATACCCATTAGCAGCAGCAGTAGCAGTCAGATATGAACTCAATGCTGGATATGTCCCACTATTTGCTAAGCGATTAAGTTCGCTTGTGAATGAACTACCTGCTACACCTGTTGCCATTATCTATACCCAGCCGTTTTCTTTGCTATCGATTTTGGTTGTTTAACAAATTGTTTGCCCTTTTTATTACCTTGGGCTTTTGCTCTATTAGTAGCAGCCTTCTCAGCAGGAGTTAGATTAGCCCACGCTGCTTCAGGTAGATATCTCTTCTTACCCTTAGAAGGTTTGCCATCAGAAGTTTTCCACTTCTGCTTAGTCCAACTCTTTAAAGACTTCTGTGATTTAGCCAGTGCCACTATTTGTATCCTCCGCCTGCCTTCTTGTATTGCACAGCAAGTAACTGCGCCTTACGAGCAGACCATTCTCCTGGGTCTCCACCCTTGGAACCTGCTTTAATTTTATTGAATAGTGCTTTACGCATACCAGGCTTAGTGTAGTTACCAGCCTCATTGACTTTAGATTTAGCCTTAGGCTTTGCTTTCTTCTTCACCACTTCACCTTATCTGCCCAATAGGCAGCACTTAGTTTACCTTTGGCAATGTTCTTGCTATGGCGTGCTTTGAAAGATGCACGCTTGTTCTTCATTCTTTCAGACTCTCCAGCCTTAGGTTTGCCTGCAGTTTCAGCACCTTGTTCGCCGAAACGAATAGTCTTGACTTGGCTGCCTTGTTTAGCCACTACAATGTGTGACTTCTTTGGATGTCCAGGGGTGCGCTTAGGTTTATTAAAACCAGATACGCCAGCCCTCTTAAGCCTTGGGTCCGCTTTGCTTGCCATATTCCCCATACTT